CATATACAAGTGCATGACGAATTAAACATATCAGTTGAAAACAAAGAGCAGGCACTTAATATAAAAAATAAAATGGAAAACTGCGTAGAGTTAAGTGTACCGAGTGTCGTTGACTACGCTGTAGCAAAAAACTGGGGAGATGCTAAGTGACAGATAAGGGAAACGTTGTGGATGTATCTTTATGTCCTAGTTGCCAACGTTTAACTACCATGAAAAAAATTAAGAAAGATCAGTATTTTTGTAGACTTTGTCGCGAAGTTTTTAAACAATTTAAAAATGGTAAATTAATATATATTCCACTTTCTGTATCAGATGCCATAGAACGAACAAAAGAACAA